TTTGCTTGTCGTCCAAGCCTTTGTATTTTTCATTGAATGAATCAACAAGCAACTTGTAAGCAAGCAAACGAACATCTTCGTTTTGTTGTTGATATACTTTGACCAAATCTTTCTTTTCATCTTCGCTAACCAAACGAGTTGGTGTTTTAGCGGCGGCAATGCTTTCAACGATACAATTACGAGCTTTGAAAATTTCACGAGGATCGCAATCAACAGCATTTACAGATTCTTCAAATATTTTATAGATAGAAGCTAAAAGTTTATAATTGCTGATGCTGCCTTTTAAGAAATCATCCAACGGATAGTTGCTACGAATTTCTCTGATAAGATTATACTTTTGTAAATTTAAAGCTCTTTCATCAAGCTTGCGGCGACTCTTAACAATGGTTTCAAGCAATCTATCAGCAGATGATTGATCCTTGGTTTTTTCTTCCATTATAATACGATATAGTCTGTTTTCTTTGCCGAGTTCCGTTGATTCTGAAAAATAATTACGCAAAATATTATTTGCTTTTGAGTCTTCTTGACCGTTAAGAATGTCGGCGGTTACTTGTCTGACAAGCAGTTCAAATAAAATGCCAGCATTCTTATATTTCGAGTGTTTAAGCTTCTTCATACAGTTTTATTATTTATAAATATGTGCGTGGGTGATAAAAACTCAATATTTAGAGTGGTTTATCTTCGTTAATGAGATTGGATTCGTCTAATATAGACTTTTCTTCGGTTATTACCTTCTTTTGCTTGTTATTATATTTAGTCATTAGTGACTGTTTTATATGCTTTAGATCTTCATCCATACTTAAAGCAGAACCTCTGTATATATGACGGGTAGAACGCTCTGTTCTTGATTTTTCTTTATTTTGACCATTGCCAAGAGGATCTTCGCCTCTGGTCTTATCAAAACCGTGTGTATATTTTTCTTTGTTGCCGGTTTGGTCCCGAATACCTTGTTCTCTTTCGCGGCGAGTTTCTTCGTCAAGTTCTTGACCTTCCGGTTCTTTTATTTCTTCCAATGGAGGAAGACCCGGTACTTCACCACCTGCCTCACCGCCAGCTTCCCCACCCGCCTCACCACCTGCCTCACCGCCGATATCAGTCAAGCCACCTTCACCAGCTTTTTGTTTACTTGTGGCAGGATCATTACCTTCGGTGGTAATCTGCTCCATTCTCCACGCTTCTTTCTTGTCCTTGATAACGTCGCCTTGTATGCTTTCGATGTCATCGCCGGACATATTAAATATTTTATTGTATATCCATTTTTTACTGAACATACTAGCTTCCATCATATCACTAGCCAAGTTGACCTTGTTTTGCCAGATTTCTAATTTTTCTTGTTCGAAGATTGTGGATGGATTGCTTAATTCCAATTCAAAGTCTACAAGAGATGCGTCTTGATAACCTTGTACATACAAGTGAACAATAGCAATCTTGGTCAATTCAGAAACGATGATACGTTGAATACGACCGATGGTGCGAGCAAAACGAACGTCCTCGGCAGCAAGAGTTGCTTTACCAGAAATACTTTCATCATAGCCCAAGAATGCCTTTGGAATCTTTAGCGCAGCCATCATCTTATTGCGAACATATTCCAAGTCATCAATGCCGGTAAATTCCATGCCTGGTAATGTATCAATCTTGGTGCCGCTATCACTTCCACGAACGGGTAGATAAAAGTCTTCTACCATGTTGTTCAAATTAAAGCGTAGGTTATAATCACCTGTTTTTTCGTCAATATATGGAACCTTCTTTACTTGAGAAATAATCTTTTGCATCGCTGGATCAATTTCCGACGGAGCAATGTTGCCAACGTCGATAGAGAAGATACGCTTTTCTGGCGCTCTCATGATACGGTGAATTAACATCGCATCTTCCATAAGACTTAATTGTTTCCATACACGACGTGCTGGTTCAATCATACTCTTACCATATGGCAAGAAATTACTATCACTTAGCAAACGAAAATGGGCTATTTCAAAGTTTTCATATTCCATGCCGCCGCCAGCGCCGTCATGTTGATACTTTACATAGTTTAAATTCTTTGGGTCACTGCCTTCAACACGAGTAAGTTCATATGGACTGATTGGATGAACCATATATACACCATACTCTGGTGATATTTCCATGCGTAGAAAGAAGTCGCCATATTTACACATGTTGCGAGTCCAACTCCACATATTAAACTCAACATTCAAGATGTCATAAAACAAATTGTTTAGAATCTTTTTGATGTTTTCATTCTTGCTGCGAATGGTTAATACTTGACCAAACTCACTTGGCACAAGACATTCATCGCTGTAAATGTCTAGAGCGGACGCGATGATAGGGTCCATGTCCATAACGTCATAATCTCTAAACAACTCTAAACGCGATGCTTGATATGCCATAGACATATCGCGGTTGTGTAGATTATATGTTGAACTTCTTAAACGATTAAAACGGTCGCGTAAACTGTTTCTGTCTGTAGCATACTGAATTTCATCAGTATCAATAATTTTTAGATTTTTTCCGCCCACTGCACGAACAATAACGTCCGTGGAAAACATCTTTTTTAACCGTGTGAATAAGTCTTTTTGTTCAGCCATAAGTAATGTATATATATGAGGGCGTAATATATAAATATTGTATTATACTATTTTTATTGTTATTATGATTATAATAGCCAAGTTAGGTCTTCTGATTTGCCCGGACCGCCGCCCGGTCCACCAATATTCATTTTCCAAGGATTGACATATACACCATATGGATTTGCTCCTGATTTGTGTAATGCTACCATGTTATTTTTTATCTGTTCGTTTGAAGTAGAACCGATTTTTGATATTATAGAACGAGTAACACTGTCGGCGTCTTTTCTTAGACGTAATGCTACATCTCTTATCCACATAGCTATAGCAAATGCCATTACAAGGTCATCATTATAACCTTCCATAGCCTCGGCTTTAGCAGATGTGCTTCCTGTGCTTTTCCAGATAAATACACTGAGTTCTTCAATCAATCGCTTGCTATGTATGATAGCTTCTTTATTACGAATATAACTTTCAAGCTTTGATATTAGAAGCGGTCTAGATTTGTTGGATGTAGTAAAGCCTGGTGTCATCTTGCTTTCTTGAGCATGTATCTTGTTGGTCATTTGAGTTTCAACATCTACATATTGTAAGTCGGCAGAACTATAAAATAGATTATCATAGTTAGCATCAATAACATCTTGAATAACTGCCCAACCCACATTGGCATTTTCTATAACAAGCAGTGCCATGTTATATTCTGTAGCAAGGGTCATAAGCAATCTAGCATAATCTTTGGTAGATAGCTTACCTTTATATTCCGCAACTTGCTCTAATGTTTCTATGTCTATTATATGACATGCACTAAAATCGCTGGCATCACCTCTAGCAACGTCGGCTACAACCATATAAGAGCGGCCAGGTTCTGGATATTTGAATATATAATATTGTTTATCAAACCCTCTTTTTTCTATAGGTTCTATTACATGAGTTTTTGTATACCAGTCAAGAACTGGAATATCAATAACTGTATTACCGGATGTACTAAATTCACAATCACATTCTTGTGCCGCACCCTTTTCACCAGATAACTTTGTTTGCTCATCGCGCCATTTTTGATCGCGTTCTGGATGCATATGCCAAGGAAGACTAATACGATTCATGTCGTTTAGTCCTTGTTCAGATTCTGTCCATAACTTATGAAAGAAGTTACCTACGCCGTTTGGAGTAGATAGAATAATAGCCTTACCACCGGTAGACAATGTATATTGAGCAGACAGCCAGATTTCTTCAATGCCATCAATAAATGCAGCTTCGTCGATGATTAGTAGAGATAGAGCAGAAGAACGACCAGATGTACCAGCACTAGATGCTGCCTTGATTTCAGAGCCATTCTTCAACTTTAGAGACAATCTATTATCTTCAACCGCCGGAACTTTTAACCAACTTGGAAGATTATCATTAGCAAAACGAACTTTGGTTACAATCGCTTTGGATGTTTCTTGCGTAATACTCAAACACAATATCTGCTTGTCGCTGTGAAACGTCATTAGCCACATTGAGTAACCGGCTACAAGAGTTGTAATACCCATCTGACGACTCTTAAGAATAATATTTTGATTATGCTTTACGAAGTCTTCGAGCGCAACATCTTGAAATGGATATGTCAAAAATGGAAGAGTGCCGCGAGTAGGATGCTGAATCTTTACATACTTCTTCATAAAGTATATAGGATCTTTAGCACACTTGATATATTCTTCTCGAATTACATCTTTTAAATTTTTTGTAGTAGACATTTTATGCGTGTCCCATTTCGTCATATCTTAGATACAACGGCGATTTATGATCTATGAAAACAACATCTGGTATATCATCGTATACATCTTTTCTAAATTGACTAGCGGATATATCTAATATCTTTCCTTCAACATTTACCCAATCATGATTAACTTTATATTCATCGCCAGAAAACTCATCGCATTCCATATAACTTTCTGCGTTGGGTTCATCCAAAGTGAATTCGCCCAACACATGTATAGCATTGATTTTGTATTTACTTAGTTCTTTTACCAAATCTGCGGCCATGATAGCACATCTGCCAGTAGAATCTGGATATTTGCGATTGACCCTATCTGCAATCGCCAACACAATATTATTTTGTGGCAAGAACTTTGTTAATTGTGTCATTGGTCTTCTTTAACTCTTTTTCTGCCGACTTGATTTTCTTCAAGCAGTTTTTAAAGTCTTTCTCAATACTTTCAGTGAGTTCTTGTCTAGAAACATTGTCCCATTCTTCAACAAGTCCATTTGAGTTTACATATGTAAGAGTCTTGGAAGCATCGCTGGCAAGATATTCTTTACTTTCTTTTAGCTTTTGGCGAATGTCATTCAAGTAAGATATTTCGTTTTCAAGTAGCTTCTTGGTTTCGTATAGCTTGAATTGACCTTTGATGCGAAGTTGAGTTTCTTCTTCAATCAAGCAATCAAAACATTTCTTGGTTTTGTAAAACATTTTATAGTCGCGTTTCTTACCCCAACGAATCTCCATGCCGCAGCAGGTGCATTTATCGTTTATTTCTTCACGAATAATATCCATGACACGAGTAACGGTCTGTGGACCAGATTCTTTTTCTATCCATTGCTTGCCAGCAGAGTCTGTCCAAGTTTCACCAACCTTGCGGATGATATACTTGTCTTTGTCACCGGTATATCCTACTTTTACATAAGGACGTTCGCCCGCGAGATATGATTTGATAATGTCTGTATTTTTCATGTTATAACCTTTTGTATATATATGGATGCTCGCTTCATTTATTCTTTGCGAACATTTATTATATTGATATTCCTAAAATCGTTTTGGCTGCTTTTTGAATCGGAGCATATTCAGAGGGTTCTAATCCTGCTTGAGCAAGACCTTCTTTAGCACGCTCTAATGCTTTGACTTGAACATCTTTTGGAAGAGATTTCATCAAAGTAAGCAATCCAACATAACTTCTAAAGTTTTCTAGGTCTGTGCCGGATGGTTTGCGTTTGAATATAATTTCAAATACCTTTGATACATTATCTATGCGATCTTCCGGCTTTGTATCTGCCGGAGAAACGTCGGTATAAACATTTACTTTCTTTCCTTGATAGTCCATGTTTTTTGCAACTAATCTATAAGCCTTACGGATACCAGAATGTCCAGAACCACTTGTATTAAGTGTATATTCGGCAGGAAGTGCGTGTGTAGCATTTGTAGAAACAACGCTTTTGCCTTTGGCATCAACAAGTCCTTTTAGTTGACCCGATTCAATTTTGGCAGCATTTGCGTTTGTAACATATACCGCGTTTGGAAGTGCGGTTGCTGCTCTGGTCAAGCCACGAAGTAATATCGCTCCAGCCAATCCTTTGATGCCCATTGTCAAATCTTGCCAAGGAGAGTCTTTGATAAACTTGTTCCATTCAGAAGGTTTTTCAAATCCTTGTGGGTCTAGTATCATTTCATCACCTTCAAAGTCAATTTGAACAACTTGTTTAACTGGTGCATAGTACCATAGTGTTACGGTTTGACCAGCCAAGGCACGTTGACTCTTGGTACGACCAACATAATAAAAATTCTTTGATACTTTATTCTTTGGAGTTGGCTTCCATTCTACTTGTCTGTCATCAATGCCATCCAAATATGCTTCCATTGCATCTAGTTTTTGTTTTGGAACAATAACATCAACGTCGCCGAAGCCTGATTTATATTTAGCCAAATCTTTATACTTGGCATCTCCGCTCATTAAGTATTGAGAACTGCCGTTGAATACAAATCCATTTTCAATATATGGACTGTTCTTTTTCCAAAAATGTACTTTATCATTTAAAGCATATACCAACTCTTTAACATCGGCTGATACAGACGAGCGAATATCTTTACCAGATTGGTCTATGATTTTTAACTTGGTTGTTGCTTGAGCCGGTTGACCATTTACAGTCTTTGGAGTTTTGTCATCTACAGCAGCAACTGATTGACCAGATTCGGTCAATAGTGCAATTTCTTCTCTGATTAGTTGCTTTGCCAATTCTATACCAAGATTAGCGTCGTGTTTTATTTTTTCAATGTTTTTCATAGCTTCTGGTGTTTCTGCTTTTTCTAATTTTTTTGCTGTACTAGCAGATTCCATATTTTTTATGAATGTATCTAGTACATATTTTACAAATTCTTCGCGGGATTTAAATGTTATTCCACCCTTTGATACAATAACTCCTTTATCAAATGCTCTATTATTGTCCAGTGCTTTACTTAAAGCAACTACGGCTTCGCATTTCTTCTTTAGCGATGGATCGTTTGCGTCTAATCCATAATAGCCTTGTAATGCTGACGGGTTTGCTTTTTGAACGCCCGCAAGATTGCTATAGAACTTCAATATATCCAAGAATACTTGATTTGGGCTAAAGAACACGGGCTTTGCGTTTGTTTTGATTAAAGATGATACAACTTTACCATCCACGGTATTTACATACGGATTGGTGTTTGATCCTAATACAACATTAAGAGCATCTGATAATGCACTTAATAAAGTTCCTGTAACAAATCCTTTTAATCCTTTTTCTGGAGTTGTTCTAATCTTTGTCCATTCAGCAGACACTTTATATGACAAAACTAAATCAACTTGGATGTTTTCACCACTAACGTTGAATATCAAATATCCTGTACCAAAGTCTTTATCTTGAAAATTTGGATAGATATAACTTGGTTTCTTTTCTTGAATGAACTGACGAATCTTGTCTGAATATTTTTTGTTAGATGCTAGTTGAGATGTTCTATCATTACTTTCTTCTGGCAATACGATTTGAATATCTATATCGCCATACTTTACATCATCTTTTTCCAAATCTTGTTTATAT